ATCCGAAGGCGAAGTATCATCAAACCGACTTCGATGAACTGGAAGACTTCAGAAGTTACTGGAATACCGAGAAAAAGATACGGGTTGCCGAATACTTTTACTTCGACTACGAAGACAAACAACTCCATTACACCGAAGACGGTCAGACGATTCTGGATGACGACTATCTTAAATCCGAAGACAAACCGGCTATTTCAGAGACGAGAAATACCCGCACCAAAAAGGTCAAATGGTGCAAGCTGACCGGGATTGAGATTTTAGATGAGAGAGATTGGGCCGGTAAATACATCCCTATTGTAAAGGTTACGGGCAAGGAATCGTTTGTAGATGGAAATGTCATTTTATGGGGAATTGTTCGTCCTGCAAAAGACACGTTGAGGATGTATAACTACGTCGCCTCAACCATCGTTGAAAAGTTCGCTCTCTCTCCCAAGACGCCTTTTATCGGGGCTAAAGGCCAATTTGAAGGGATGGAAGAACGCTGGCAGAACGCCAACTCGGTTAATTACGCCTATCTGGAATATAACCCGATTTCCATTGATGGGTTAAGCGTTCCCGCTCCTCAGAGACAGCAGCCCGCTCCCATAGAAGCAGCCCTATACCAGTTTCTACAGACCGCAAGAGAGGACGTTCAAGCCTCGCTTGGCATGTATAAAGCCGCTTTAGGACGGGAACAACCCAATCAGTCCGGTAAAGCGATTCTGGCTCTAACGAAAGAATCCGACACAGGGACGTTCCACTTTGCCGATAACGTGAGTCTCTCCATCCAGCATGGAGGACGTATTCTGGTTGACCTCGTTCCCAAGATCATTGATACCAAGCAGGCGATTCGTATTCTAGGCGAAGACGGACAACTGAAAACCGCTCACCTGAACCCGGACCAGCCCGAATCCTCAAAACAGGTGCAGGACGAGAACGGTATCAAGACCATCTACAACTTGGGTGTTGGAACTTACGATGTAACCGTGACCGTTGGACCGTCTTACAACACCAAGCGGATGGAAGCCGCTACCCTTTTCACCGACCTGGCAAACTCTGCCAAAGACCCCGCTTCAGCGGCTGTTATACGTTACCTTGCAATCAAGAACTCGGACTTTAACGGTGCCGAAGTCGCAGCGAAGATGCTGGAGAAGTTGTTGCCTCCCGGTGTCATTGAAAAGGAAGGACAGCCTCCTGTTCCTCCTCAGGCACAGGCCCAGATTAACCAGATGGGCCAGCAGCTTCAATTGATGGGGCAGAAATTACAGGAAGCCGAGACAAAGGTTCAGGAAGGAATGGCTAAAGTCTCTGCGAACCACGATATAGACATGAAGGCACTGCATTTAAAACAACAACAGCAGGCTGAAGAACAGAAACTGGAAGACGAAAAAGCGAGAAGGGAAATTGCAAGAAAAGACTTCGTTGCCAAGGAAGAACTGAGGATAAAAGAGCAAGTCGCTGCCGCCGAACACCATTTGGACGCCAGAGACCAGAGACTTCAGCATATTTTAGACACAACCGAATCTATACATAAACGACTCATGGATTTTGAAGTCGCTTCCGCCAAGAAGGAAGCCATTGAAATGCAAAGCGAAGCGAAAACCTAGTTATTGGACATAACCCGCTAACCGATTATCATTAACGAAAGGGCTTATATGGCAGAAATCCGCGCAGAACCCGACAAATATGTGGCAATGGTGCCGCGCTTTGAACTGCCCAAGGATTTCGATAAGCCCGAAACCAAACCTGTAGCACCCGCGCCCACTGAGGTTAAACCCCCAGAAGAGGCAAAAACCGCCCCGAAAGCGGAAACCCCACCAATACCGAAGGAGTTGCTTGAACCAGACCCGGTAGAGGAAAAGGAGACTCTGGGGAAAGACCCTGAGAGCACGCCTGACCCCGTGCGAGCAATGCAGCGCAGAATAGACCGCGCTACCCGAGCAAGAGCAGAAGCACAGACAAGGGCTGAAACACTGGAGAGGGAATTAGCCGATTTACGCCAGAAATCAGCCCCAACCGCTCCGTCTTCCGAGCCGAAGATGGAGGACTATACCGATATCAAGGAATACGCAAAGGCTTTCGCAGAATTTGAAAAGGCCAATGCGATAAAGGACTACGAGAAGAAGCAGTCAGAAAAACAGCAGCAACAGGCCGTGGAATCACTCGTTTCGCAATGGAACGACAAAGTATCACGCGCCGAAGACAAATACGATGACTACCGGGAAGTGGTAGGGGACTTAAAACCGACGACTCCGTGGGCGGTTGCCTTAATGGAGGAAGAAAACGGTGAAGAAATCGCCTATTACCTCGGAAAGCACATCAAGGAAGCACAAAAAATCTTCTCAATGAATCCGCTGGCACAAGCCCGCGAAATCGGCAAGTTGTCTGTGAAAATCTCTCAAGAGAAGGTCGCGCCCAAACAGCCATCTAAAGCCCCGGCTCCGATAACCCCTGTCACCGGCAATTCAGCCGCCCCGGCAGAGACTATCCGCGAAGGACAATCCTTTGAGGATTACCGGAAAATCGGGAACAAGATGTTCAGACAACGTTAAGGAGCAGCGAACATTTCCAATACCAATCTGACCGTTGATTGGATAGGCAATGAGGCGCTTCGTCTAGCACACGAAAAAGCCGCATTTATCGGCACCATCAACCGGGAGTTCGATTCCAGTTTCATGCCCGGTCGGGGTTCCACTATCCGAATCAGGATTCCATCGCAATATACGCAGGTTTCTGGACGGGTTATTGACGTTCAGGACGGCGTTGAGCAAAGCACTTCAATTACCGTGGCGACACAGCATCACATCGCCATGCGCTACAACTCGCAGGAATACGCAGAAGACCTCGTTAATTTCCAGAAACTTCATCTGGAACCAGCGATGGCGCAACTCGTCTCCTTCATTGATGGTAATGCGCTGCAACAAGCGACACAGGCGACTTACAATCAGGTGGGGACACCGGGAACCGCGATTTCCACTCTCGTTGCACCGGGAAATGCCCGCGCCAAGCTGAACCAGTTCCTCGCGCCTAAAGACCAGAATCGCCGTCTACAGATGGATTCGGTGACGATGGGTTCGATGGTGGTGGGGGCTGCGGGTTACTTCAATCCGACTAACGCAATCGCGGAGCAATACCGTGAAGGTCTTGTAGCACGGACAGCAATGGCCGACTACTACGAGAACGAGCGTGTCTGGAACATGCCGAACACAGCAGGCACTTCGACATGGACTTCCACGTTCACTATCGCGGATGGTGCGGTTTCACTGACCGTATCGAGCCTTACCGCAGTGCCGGTTGCCGGTATGACCTTCACCATCGGGCACGTTTCAAGCCCGAACGGTGTGTATTCGGTCCACCCGGAAACCAAAGCGGCATACGCCAATCTCCAGCAGTTCGTGGTGACGGGTTCGACTTCTACCGCAGGCACACAGTCTACCATCCAGTTCTCACCGCCTATTCGCCTGACTGGGGCGAGGAAAAACGTAGGTTCATCGAACGGTGCCGACCTGGTTGTTTCTACCCTGACCTCGGTGCTGGTGCGATTCGATGGGGGTCCGTCAACGACCTATCCCCTGCCGCTGATGTATCACCGTGACGCCTTTACCTTTGCAACCGCAGCCCTGCCGCTTATGTCAGACGCTTCGAAGTGCGTGGTGAAGACCTATGACGGTATCAGCCTGAGGGTGTGGGAAGCCTCGGACATTCGTAACGATGAGCGACTCACCCGTATCGACATCCTGTGGGGCTTTGCGGCGATTCGTCCGCAGTGGGCCTGCCGGTTGATCGGTGCTGGCACAACTTAAGGAGAATTGAACATGGCTACCTACGAACGCCTTGATTACGGTTCTCCTGACGGGTCCAACTGGGGAGGTACCTCTACCGATGCACTGGGGTTTTATGGAAAAACGCCTGTCGTGCAGCAAAACATCGGTCTGGGTCTTTCAACCGCCTCTCACGCCTCTACCCTTGTTTCAAGCATCGCGGAAGCGTTGAAAACCATTGGCATCGTATACGGTGCTTAAG